TGCGAACCGCACCTGGGGTGTGCCGAAGCTGCAGGCGGCCATCGCCGAGGCCGAGGCCAAGAAGGGCGAGGGCTGACCATGTACGGCACGCTGGAAGGCGCGGATCTGTACCACCAGGCGCGCGGCAATGCCGCCTGGGCTGCCGGGACGGATGACGCCCGCACTGGGGCACTGGTCCGCGCCACGGACTACATCGACGGCCGGTACCGGGTGCTGCTCGCATCCGGCCGCTGGGCGTCGATGTTCCCCGGCGTGCGCACGGCCGGGCGGGGCCAGCCGAACGAGTGGCCCCGCACCGGTGCGATCGACTACGACGGCGACCCCATCCAGTCGGATGAGGTGCCCGACGAGGTGGAGCGCGCAACCTACGAGGCGGCGCTGCGCGAGCTGACCAACCCCGGGAGTCTGTCGCCGGACTACGTGGCCACCGAGGCCGTGACCAAGGAGAAGGTCGGTCCCATCGAGGTCACCTACGCCGACGCGAGCGCCGCTGGCCAGGTGCCCAACCGACCGGTGGTGCCGGCCATCGATGAGATCCTGGCGCCGCTGCTGCGGACGCCAGCAACGTTCCCTGCAGTGAGGGTTGTCTGATATGAGAATCATGAAGCACGGCACCGCGCCGGGCGACAACAAGCACCGCGCCACTTGCAGGAACTGCGGAACGAAGATCGAGTTCATGCAGTCCGAGGCCGCCTACGTTGCCGACCAGCGCGACGGCGACTATCTGCGCATCAAGTGCCCGGTGTGTCCGCGTGACATCACCAAGGCCATCGAAGTTCGGCACTGGGCTTGAAGCCATGAGCGCCTTCTATGCCCGCATGCAGGCGACAGCAGAGCGGCTGATTGCCCGTTTCGGCTACGTCACGCAGCTGGAGCGCGACGGTGCCCCGACCGGACCGCCGCACAACCCGCAGCCGGGCGAGCCGTCGCGGCACGACTGCACGGTGGTGGAGCTGGAATACAGCCTGACCGACCGCGACACCACGCTGGTGCAGCAAGGCGACAAGCTAGGCCTGATCTCGACCGCAGTGGACATCCAGCCCGGCAAGGACGACCGGCTGCTGCTGGGTGGCCAGCTGTATCACCTCATCGACCTGCAGCCGCTCTCCCCGGGTGGCCAGGTACTTCTCTATGAGTTTCACGCCCGACGCTGATGGCCAACCTCACACCACGCGAGTTGGAATTGCTGGCACGACGCCTGGAGCCGGCCATGCGCCGCGCGTTCGAGCAGGCCATCGCAGGCGTGCGGTCGCAGGTGCAGCTGGACCTGCTTGCGAGCCTCCTGCAGGCCGGTCAGGTGGACGCTGTACTGGAGGCGCTGGGTTTCGACGGCGAGCGCTTCTCGCCGCTGGCCGAGCAGGTGCGCCAGGCATTCGCAACTGGTGTTGAGGTTGGCATGAAGGAGCTGCCCACTCTGTCGCTGCGGCAGCAGGTGCGCGGGCGGTACAACCCGGCCAACGACACGCCGCTGCTGCGGTTCGGGTTCGACATGCGCAACCGCGGCGTGGAGAGCTGGCTGCAGTCGAATTCCTCGCGCCTGATCACCGGCATGGTGGAGGACCAGCGAACGCTGGTGCGCCAGCACCTGGTGCGCGGCATGGCCGCTGGCACCAACCCGCGCCAGACGGCGCTGGAGCTGGTCGGTAGGGTGGGCGAGACCGGCAGGAGAACCGGCGGCATCGTGGGGCTTACCGCGCAGCAGGCGCAGTTCGTGGCCAATGTTCGGCAGCAGCTTGCCAGCGGTGATCCGGCGCAGATGGCGGAGTACTTCGGGCGCAAGCGGCGCGACAAGCGCCTGGACGGAATCGTGAGCCGGGCCATCAAGGCCGGCCAGCCGGTGGCGCCGGCAGACGTGGAGAAGATCGCTGCGCGCTACGCGGACAGGCTGCTGGCGCTGCGCGGCGAGATGATCGCGCGGACCGAATCGCTGACGGCCATGGCCGCTGGTCGGGAGGAGGCGTTCCGGCAGCAGATCGAGAGCGGCCGCCTGGCGCCGGAGAACGTCGAGGGAACCTGGTCAGCCACCGGTGACGACAGGACCCGCCACAGCCACCAGGCGATGAACGGCCAGGTTCGCCGGTTCGGTGAACCGTTCCAGACGCCCAGCGGTGCGTTGATGCGGTTCCCGGGCGACACCGCGCTCGGTGCCGGGCCAGAGGAAACCATCGGCTGCCGCTGCATGAAGCAGTACCGCGTGAACATGGCGGCGGAGGTGAAGCGTGGCCAGTAAGTTCGGGAGCCAGGTCCGCGCCTTCACCGAGAAGGCCAAGGCCATGCAGACCGTGATCTTCCGAGAGTCGGCCACCAAGCTGATGGAGGAAGCCAGCACGCCCGAGGGCCAGGGCGGGAAGATGCCGGTGGATACCGGCTTCCTGCGCAACTCTGCCGCTGCGTCGGTCGAGGGCATGCCCTCGGACAGCGCGCAGGCCCCTGAGCTGGTGTTCGCAACCATGGCGCTGGGCCAGACGGTGTGGGCTGGGTGGACGGCGAAGTACGCCATGCGCATGGAGCACGGTTTCCAAGGCGAGGACAGCCTGGGCAGAACCTATGCGCAGGCAGGCAAAGGCTTCGCGCGCGCCGCTGCACAGCGCTGGGATTTCATCGTGGCCGAGGTCACAGCGGACGTGAAAGGACGGATGGGATGAGCGACACCGCGATCTATGACGCGTTCTCCACGCTGGTGGGGCAGTTCGCCGTACAGCAGGGCTTGCCCTGCGCCTACCCTGGGCAGGGCTTCACGCCGCCGACTGGCAAGGATGCTCGCTGGCTGGAGCTGCAGTGGTTCCCCAACCGGACCGAGAACTACGGCATCGGAGACGATGGCCCGTTCCTGATGCAGGGGTTCGGCCAGCTGTCGGCCTGCTATCGGCCGGGGCAGGGGATCATGGTCGGTACGGCCATCACGGACCAGATCATCACGGCGTTCGCCAAGGGCATGACCTTCGCCGGCATGCGGGTGGAGAGGAAGCCGTGGACCTCCAGCATCATCCAGGACCCGGAGCGGATCATGCACCCGGTCACCGTCCCTTGGCGCGGCTTCGTTTCGGGGTAGACTCCGGCCATGAGCCCCAAGCCGCCCAACCTGCACCTGGTCAGCAGCAACGAGATCCCGAACGAGGGTGAGCTGCAGGCGATGCGCGATGCCATCACCCGCATGAAGCGGAACCGGCAGCTGCTGGACGAGTTCTGCGCCGAGCAGGCGCGGTTCGTCCGGGCGGAATACCTGGCCTATGTGGAGGCGGGATTCACTCGGCCGCAGGCCATGCAGCTGGTGGCGGCAAAGCTGGCTCCCACAAAATCGTAAGTGGCCGTTTCTAAGGTAGGAGATGTGTTTTGCGGACAAGGAAGATGAGTTTCTCGGAAGTGGGCGGCACAGGCCCCCTTCAAACAAGCATCGCCATTACGGCCATCGGGGCGTCTAAATCTGCTCCCGAGCACATCGGCGACCTGGATGGATGGGCGGGCAACGCCCACGCTTCGCAGTCACCGCCCGGGCACGGTGTCGAGTTTGTCGGCCTGGTGTTCGTCGCCGTCTCTGACTTTGTACTCGAGGCGCACCTTGTTCATCCAGGTCGGCCAGGGCATTGGACGCCGTACCAACGCCTGCACTGCGACAAGCAGTTGATGCCCGGGGTGCAGGTGACTTGCGAATCACTGGTGGCTGGAAGTGACCCTGCTATTCGAACTCTTGAAATTGTCGAGATGCGCTGACACAACGCATTGATGACGGAAAAGGCCCGCCCACCAGCGGGCCTTTTGCTTTTCCAACGACCCCGCCCCGTGGCGGGTTTTTTTACGCCCATCGCGAGGAGATACGGCTATGGCCGCTGAAGCACAGACCAACGCAGGTTCCAAGCTCTACATCTGCGCCGCACCCAAGAACACCGACCTGACCGAGACCGAGTTCAAGGCCTTGACCTTCGTCGAGGTGAAGAAGGTCGGCAGCGTCGGTGAGCGCGGCATCAATACCAACATCGTCCAGTACGACACCTGGGATACCCAGGTTGCCCTGAAGGGCAAGGGCATCACCAACGCCGGTGACCCGCAGGTGGAGGTGGCCGAGGACCTGGCCGATCCCGGTCAGATCGCGATGCGCGCCGCCGGTGCACCGAACGTCCCGGATGCCTACGCCTTCAAGGTCGAACGCCCGGATGGCTCACTGGAGTTCCTGCGCGGCCTGGTGGCCGGTCCCAACAGCCCGGGCGGCCGCAATGAGGACTTCGTGTTGAACACCTACACGCTGGCCCTCAACCAGGCGCCCATCCGCGTGGCTGCCCCCGTCACCCCTTAAGGAAGGTCTGATCAAAGCGCGCTGATGCCTAGATTTCAGCGCCAAGGCGCCTG